GAACAAAGACCGTCAAGAAGATTACTGGTCGTGGTCGTCCAACTTTCTATGCTGAGGTCGTAGTGTGTGACAAAGGTATGGAACTGTTAACTGACGCTTGGGGTGGTCATTCTAAAAACTATTTCGTAATACTCACTTACTGGCATCAAATCCAAGACCCGTGGTCAAAACCTAAAAAAGTCTTAACGCTTGCAGAGGTTGTTATTTGTCCTAAGACACTGCACGTCTTAAAGAAGATAGAAGCGTCTGTTGGTAAAGACACAGTGTTTCATATCAGGCGAGTTGACTTAGAAGGCTATGACGGTTGGGACAAGTTCGATTATGAGTGACAAGCCCCAGCCAGTTCCACCTACTAAGAAACTTCGCTATGGCAGAGCCACCGTCACTGTTTGGTTTCGTTATGACGACGACAAGAATCCAAATCCGTCTGCTTGGCTCGCAGGGATTCTTGATGAGGTAGAAGACAGTGCTAATGTAGAAGATGTATCTGTTCGTAAGTTAGAAAGATATAATGTAGAGACCGATAAGTGGGAAAAGGTTGATACAAAGTGACTCAAGTTTGGTGTAGCACTCTGCGTTCAGGGCGATTTCCTCTCTGTTATCGTCAACGTCCCCTGAGTGTTACATCATTGTTGGCTCTCAATGATAAAAGAGTAAGAGTTACGTAGTCGTAACCGCCAACTGACATAGTGAACCAGCGTAAGGTAGCCGTTTCTGCCGAGATGCAGGTAGTTTATGTCGCACCTGAGCAAGTGTAAAAACTGCTCACCTAACTACAGAAAGGAATTACCGTGGGTGAGATGTTCATAAGTAGAACCGAAAAGTTAGATATTTGTGACTACTGTAATCAGCAGGGTTCTGTCAGTGGTGGTCAATACACTAGGGACAGTTATGGCGAGATTATGATTTTTAAGTGTTTCAACTGTCTTGTAAAAGAGGATAGAAGTAAGTGACTTTAATACTGACAAACCCAGCCCATAACATTGAGATGCTTGACAAGTATTGCAAGCCTCACCGCATAGACCCTCAGTCAGTTATTTCGGTTACGATTGAACCTCAGTATGGCTTCCACGTTATTGAGTATTACAACAAAGATAACCACTTTTGTACTATCAAGGTTGATGACAAAGCGTAGGTGACATTTTAGAGATTTGACACTATTGTATGCTCAACGTACCAAACAAAATTAGGAGCAATACAATGACTGAAGAAATCCGTAACCGCGCTCAACGTGCTCGTAACGTAGCACTTACCCGTTTAAGCAAGATGCACATAGAAGACTATCGCCGTCTGTATAAAGAAGAAGCGACTGCTCTTGGTATTAAGGTTCACCCAGATAAGAGCGAGAGAATCGCTCGTTTACAGGCAGAAGTTGAGCGTTTGACAACTGAGTAAGTAACTTTGCTGTAAGATAATCACATAATGAAAACTAAACTAAGTCCAGAGTTACAGGCATTGGTTGTAGAAGCCCTGAACAGTGGCAACTACATAGAGACTGCTGCTGCTTATGCTGGGATTCACGAGGCAACAATTTACCGTTGGTTAGAGCGTGGGCGTATTGAACGTGCTCGTTTATCTGATGATGATGATGCTGAACCAGACCCAGAAGAAACTCCATACCGCGAGTTTTGCGAGGCAGTAGAAAAGACCAGAGCAAATGCAGAAGTGCGCTCGCTTGCTCTAATTCAGAAAGCCGCTATGGACGGAACTTGGCAAGCGTCTGCTTGGTATCTTGAACGCTCGTATCCTCGTAAGTGGGGACGTTTTGAGAGGACTGAAATCACAGGGGCTAATGGTGCTCCATTGTCTGTGGTTGTTAGCGTAGATGAACTTGAATCAAAGTTAAATCAGGTTATTGCAATACGTGAGAAAGATAAGCCCAAAGCAGTCACGTCTGTAAAAAAGGCTGCACCTAAGAAGAAAGCCGTTGCTAAGCCTAAACCTAAATCTAGTTAGGAGCGTTTGTGGCTAACGCTAATCCAGTAGAACGTTTATTGAACTTACCGCGTGAGGACAGATTAAAAATCTATCCGTCACTCAATCCTCAAGAGCGTTATGCCCTAAAGAATCTGTTAGAGAATGAGATTAGCAATCCGTGGCTTCGTTTTGAAGATGACCCAGTCGGTTTTGTAACGCTTGGCTTAAAAGAGAATGTATGGTCAAAGCAACGTGAAATCTTAGAAAGTGTACGTGACAATAAACGTACCGCTGTTCCTGCTTGTCACGCCCCTGGAAAGTCGCATATTGCCGCACGTATTGTTGCTTGGTGGATTTCAGTTCACCCAGTAGGCACGGCTCAGGTTGTAACTACTGCTACCACTTTCCGTCAGGTCAGAAACATCTTGTGGCAACAGATTCGTAGAGTTCACGAACGTCACAATCTTGCTGGTGAAGTCTTCACAGTGGAATGGAAGATAGATAACAACATTGTTGGGTATGGTTTTGGTGGTGGTACAAGTGATGAATCTGTAGTACAGGGAATCCACGCTCCTCACTTACTTGTTATTGTTGATGAGGCTGGCGGTATAAATGAAACGCTTGGTAGGTCACTAGAGGCACTTATGACTGGTGGTCACACACGTTTGCTACTGCTGGGTAACCCACCTACAGACCAAGAGGGTTCATTCTTTGAGAGAGCCTGTCATTCAGATTTGTACAACGTAATTCCTATTTCTGCATATAACACTCCTAACTTCACTGGTGAAGATGCTGGCTTCTGCTCATCTTGTCCTGCTTCTGTTCCGCAGCACCCAGTTACAGACCACCTTGTTGATAAGACTTGGGTAGATGACGTTATCTCTGAGTTTGGTGAGGACTCTGCTTTCGTAGAGGCTCGTGTATTTGCTCGCTTCCCTACCAGTACAACAAATAAAGTTATTCCGTTGTCGTGGGCTGAAATGTCAATGGAGAATGAAGACGTTTTGGGTGGTGAAGCAATCAGTATTGGTGTAGACGTAGCGTCTGACGGTGGTGATGAGTTCGCCATAGCGTGGGCTGACGGTGGTAGGTGCTCGTTGCGTCATAACAGTTCTGGTGCTGCTAACGCTAACGCTGTAGATGTTGCAGGTGTAGTGTTACAACAAATTAAATCTGCTGAGGCGTTACACCGTGACCGTGGCGTAACAAGCCGTGTCAGAGTGAAGATTGACGTTATCGGTGTTGGCTGGGGTGTCAGGTCAGTGCTTGACCGTTGGCGAGATGAGGGGCGACATAACGCTGAGATAATTCCTGTAAGCGTTGGTGAACGTGCTGGTGATGCTGCAAAGTTTGGTAACCAGCGTGCCGAGATGTGGTGGAACGCTCGTTCGTTGTTACAACCTCAGCGTGTTGAAGATGGCGTACGTCAGGAGATTCGTCTTGACTTAGACCGCAAGACACTGGCGCAGTTGTCAGCACCGACGTATAAATCAGATTCAAGTGGTCGTATTGTCATTGAGAAGAAACTAGAGATGAAACGTCGTGGTATGACTTCGCCTGACAGAGCAGAGGCAGTGTTGTTAGCCCTGTACACCCCACCGAAGTACAGAAACTCCACACCTATAGCCCCACTGTCCTTCACGCAGCCTAACGCCTGGAATCTCTAGCGGTAATACCGAAGGAAGCAAAACGGGGGTCGTTCCTGTTAAACGGTCTTCTAGGGCTGTTAACGCCTCACGCCTCATAAGGCTCTAAACGCTCTACGGAGCATTGAAGTTACCTTCGTCACATTTGTTGAAACACGCCCACCGTCGGCTAGACACAGGCTCAGCGTTGGTGGCAATGTTTTATTCGTAAGGGAAACCCACACCCCCCTTACGAGGAGATGAAAATGTTTGATAAGAACTGTGACCACATCTGGTCAAAAGATTCTGTAGCACCGTTGCTCGTCCTTATCACCTGTGAGAACTGCAAGTTCTCGTACCTGACTAACAAGGAGAGCGTAGAATGTTAAATCCAACTGTAATTGAACTTGGTGATTCCGATTCAATCGTCATTACAAAGAACGGCAAAGTTGTTGCCTTCGTTGAAGTCCAGCGTGAGCGTAATGGCAACATTGAGTTGCTTGCTAACCCAGTGACTTACTACAACTGGGAGACTGACCGTGAGACGCACGTTCACAATTCATTCGCAACGACATTGGCTACCAGCGTAGATTCACTAGATGACCTCGCGTCAGCCGAGAACTTCATTCGCTTTATGACAAAGGTGAGTGCGTAATGGCTGAGAAAACCTACGAGTGCTTAGCGTGCAAGGCATTGTCCAGCGAAGCGTTCAATGACCCGTACTTCAGAAAGCGTTTTGGCAAAGTCTGTCTCTGGTGCGCTGACCTAACAATTGACACCAGCCGTTATCTTGGAATGAGCCGTATGGCTGATGCAGAGATGGGAGATTTGTAATGACTAACTTTCAGAATGAGCAACGGTTGAACGTTCTCAAAGCGTCACTGTTGTTAAACAGCGGTGAAGTCCAGATAGAGGGAGAGGGCAACGGCTGGCTGGCTTTGTTACTTGAAGCCGTCGCTAAGCACCCGTCGTTGATGGACTCAACCCGTGAGGCTGATGAAGTTCTCCAGAATCACGTTAATGACCTTGTTGACTTCGTTGTAGAAAAAGGCTTGTGCAGAAAACCTTTACCAGTCAGTGATTTGGCTGGTAATGTAAGTGCTAACTCAACCACTATGAGAGGAAACTGATATGGGATACACGCACTACTGGCGTCAAGTTCAAGAAGTTGATGCCGCAAAGTTCGCTTCGTTCACAAAGGACGTTGCGTCAATACTCAAGACAGCAGATGACGCTGGGATACCGCTTGGTGACTCAGGCGGTCAAGGCGTACCTGAAGTTACAGATTCAGTAATTGCGTTTAATGGTTTTGACAGTTATGGCTATGAGTCATTCATTCTTAAACTTGGTGAGGAATCGTCATTCTGCAAAACAGGTGAACGTCCTTATGACTGCGTAGTCACAGCCATTCTTATCGCGCTCAAGCGTTCACTTGGTGATGCTTACAAAGTCACGTCAGATGGTCACTGGGGAGATTGGCGAGAAGGCAGAGTCCTTTATGCCGAGACCTTTGGTGTTGAACCAGAAGAAAGTTGGGTGTTTACAAATGTCTAAAACAGATTACGGCTTTATTGTTGAGGGGGCTGCTTTGATTTGTCCTCGGTGTGCTGACAATCCGCTTTATGACGGTGTATTAGAACTCGTAGACAGAGTTGGCTATCCTGATGGATACACCTGTGATGACTGTGGAAAGACAGTCAAAGAGCGTCGCACCTTGACTGGTGACTTTGAACGTCTCATTCAGACCAGAGGCTTCTTGTTCTGTCTTGGTTTTGCTTACTGTTACATAATGGTTCGCAACGGTTGGTTGGTAATCAAATGACCGACAACATCAAAGACACATCAACGCTATGGAGTGTTCCATTCAGCGTTCACTGCCGAGTTGTAATCACTCCACCTAACGGTATGAGGGTCGCTGAAAACTTTGCCGACATTCTCAATGAAATGGTTACTGATGCTCTCCGCCTGTATGGGATACAGACAGAATCAGTAATGGTGTCACGTGGGCGTACATTGAGGAAAGCAAAATGAGTAACTATGAACCTGAGTTAATTTGGGACGATTTTGTAGAAGGTTGTGCTTGTTGTGAAATAAATTATGGATTATCAGACTTGATAGAAACGATTGGAGAAGATTTGTGACAAATCTAATAACTGACTGGCAGTTGTATCAAGAAAGAATCAAAGATGAACTGTCTCAGGAATTGTTACCTGAGTTACTGCCGTATGTAGAGCAGGGTTCACTTGGTGAGCAACTTCGTCACCCGTTGTTATATCAAGTGCCGTTGCTTAACAATGGTGGTGCTAATCGTCTGTACAAGTTCAAGGTAGAAGAAACACAGCGTGCGCTCGCCGAAGGCAACTTCACTAAGTACGTCTGGCTTCACGAACGCCCTTACAGGATTGACGCTTTCATTGAAGTTGCTAACAAGATGACAGACCGTTGTTACTGGGAAACACTTTCCGTAATCTGGTCAGATACAGAGAATGGCTGGCAGAATCTTTCTGAATGGCAACGTTTATTTGATTCCGATAGACCAGAGAAAAGATACCTAATGGACGAAGATGATAACTATGAAACCTACAGTAATTTGCCAGATGTGGTGACTGTTTACCGTGGTTGTCAGAAGAATCAGAATGAGAATGGTTTGTCTTGGACGCTTAATAAAGAGAGAGCACAATTCTTTGCTAATCGTCTTGGCAAGCAAGGTATCGTCTTAGAAAAAACTGTCAAGAAGAATCAGATTGTTGCCGTTCTGTTAGGTCGTAATGAGGAAGAAGTAATCATCACAGAGAGGAGTGCTCGTAATGACTAAACCAACTTGGGATAAGTTCCAATCAGCGTATGCCCTTCGTAACGGTGTACAAGTAGAACTAGAAGAACATACGTCGCTTTGGCGTAATAAGTTCTACACGGTTGAGAAGAAACTGCTACAGCCAGAACTTGGTGAAGCAGGTGCTATTTGGTTGTCTGTAAAGCACAATGACCGCAGAGCCATTCGTGACTGGCGACATTTACAAAGAATCAAGAATGAACTTGCTGGTGCAGAGCGTGAAGGGATTGACATATTTCCGCCTGAGAGCCAACTGGTTGATACTGCAAATCAGTATCACATCTGGGTGCTGCCTGAAGGTCAGAGCACACCATTCACTTGGCGACAAGGACGTTTGGTTGCCGACAACAGTAACGACCCAGCACTTCTGAAGTTGATTGAAGCCGCTGGTTACACAAAAGAAGATGTTGCAAAGGCTGTACAAAGACCACAAGGAGAGGAATGAGAAATGTACGACGTAAATAATAACTGCGTTAACTGTGACCAATACAGGTATGACCAACACAAAAAGAGTTGTGCGTACTATGTAAAAGAAACTTACCTTCAATTCATTAAAAGAATGGTGGCGGTTAAATGAAAGTAAAACATATGTTGAAAACTCTGATGGACTTGAATCCTGAAGAAGAAATCTTATGTATCTGGTATGACAAGTCATACATTGAAGCGTCTATGGACGAACAGATACCAGTATCAGTTTGGGGGAAGGCTGTACCTGCTGCCGATTCTCACCTTGATAGCGAATGTGACCTCATTGTTGAGGAGATTGAACGTCAAGTCACTTACTATCAGAAAGAGAAGGTGACTGTATGAGTTGGGTAGAACTGTACGAGGAAGGCGTGCTTCTTGGCTGGCAGAATTACAGAATTGTCCGAGATAACATCAACGCCATCAAAGCGTCTGGCGCAGAACTTCCCCCAGAGTTGATGGCACTGCTTAATGAGATAGAGCAGTTAATAAGTGACCGTAGGGTGTTTGTTCAGTCGTTTAACAAAAACAGCACTGAAAATAATCAAGCGACACTTACCTAACCCCAATTGTGGCTGTACATAATCTGGGTTATGCTGTAACTCCCAGAAAGGGGAACTAGATGACTGTCGTAAATGTAAGTGTTGTCGTCAAAGACCAATTTGCTGACCCATCAAGCGAACTTGGTGTAAGCGTGAGTGGCTATCTCGGTATCGCTGCTGCTCTTCAGTGGTACGGAGATGTAAACGCTATTGACGTTGTAAAAGATAAGATTCCTGCTTCCGCGTAAGAGGCAGGTTTCGCAATAGAGGTAACGTAATGAGTTTCCTCGCTGGTTTCATCACCAGTGTTACCGACTATGTGGGCGTGGGTTGTTCCGCCACGTGCGAACACGGAACATCTATTTGCTGACCCTTGAAAGGAGTAACGTGATTGTCTTTGGCTTCGAAGTTACTCGTGCTGAAAAACAGATAGAGCACATCAGCGTTCCTTGTTATCGTTGTGGAAAGTATTACAGCATTGGCTTTGAAAATATGCGAGCGTATAACTACTGCTCAAGTTGCTAGTTACCTTTTGTAACCTTTTGTTACCTGGCGATTCAGGCTCAACTGTTTACCTGGTTTTCCCCTTTGTACATAACGTTTCGTTACCGTTGTAACACTCACTTACAAATCCGTAAAGTTGTCGGTAGAGTCACCTACACTAAATGTGAAAGGTGGTGCTAAATGAGCAACCAGAGAGATGAATTGTTCTTGCCCTATGCAGGAACGTCAGGTCACAGTGGTAGTGATACTTCTGCTGTACGCGCTCGCACAATGGATAAATCAGGGAAGACTGCACAACTGCAAAACTCTGTATTAGCCATTCTTAATCACGCTGAAGCCGAGGGTGTTACGTGGAAAGATATTTCAGAACGTTTGAATGTCCATCACGGTACTGCTAGTGGTGTATTAAGCGTGTTACACTTAGCAGGAAAGATAGAGCGGTTATCCGCCACCAGAGATAGGTGCAAAATCTATGTCTCACCTGATTGGGTTTTTTTCCGCCCAACTGAGACACCTAAAAGCAAACAAACTAAACGCAAGGCGATAACTTCGTCTGTATTTCAGTTGTTTGGACAGGAAGTGCTTGTGACAAATTACCCAGACGGAAAGACAACTATTGCTGTCCGTCAATATCCCAGCGACACTTGGTCACCGCCAATTGCTGCTTCATATACCAATACAACTCACGTTTGAAAGGATTGTAAATCAACTTCATCTATGGCAGTCTTGGTGTAACCCCCGTTAAGGGAGTTACCACAATAGAAAGGGAAACGTATGCGTTTAACCCCACGTGGAGAGTTTGTACTTATTAACGTAATGGCTTTGTCTTTGTTCTTTGGTATTCAACTCACAGCCAAAGAGCCGTCTGCTCAGGCTGACGAGAGACCAGAGACAATCGTTGCACAGGTTGTTCAAGATAATTGGACTCCTGAAGATTCAAAAGATTATGCTCGTTTTCTTATAGATGATTACGGCTGGAACAGTAATCAGTATCTATGTTTGGAGCAGTTGTGGACTAAGGAAAGTAATTG